CACAATATGTGAACATTCCATCTTTAAGCGATAGTGATACACTTGTATTTAATAAGAAATCTGCAACACTAGAACAAAAAACACTTGTAAGACCAGTAAATCAAAGACCACGTGTGCACGAGTTTCTAGCAGACTCGCTTGGTAACTCCGTCATCTCATTCACAAATACATTCACTGCATCACGTAATAACGTCAAAGTGTCAGATGTCGCAACTGGTTCATCACCTATTATTGAGGCAATCGGTGCAGACACAAATGTTAACTTGACTTTAAACGCAAAAGGCACTGGGTCTGTGTTGATAAATAAAGGTGCATTAAGTAGAGCAACCGCTGCAAATGGTACAGCTGCATCTACAAGTGCTACTTACATTGCCCTCACAGGATCAAGTTCAGGTACGGTCACACTACCAGACGGTACAACTAACGGTGAACTAAAAATCTTTGCAAGACGTGGTGGTGGTACAGGTACAGTCACAGTAACACCAAATGGTGCAGTTGGGTTTGCACAAGGAACAAGTATTAACTTTGATCCATTGGACACTGCACAACTTATTTGGGATGGTACAAGTGGATGGAATATCATAGGTGGTTATGGATACGCAGTCGTATAGGAAATAGACAATGCCAGCAATTATTACAGATAAAATAAAAAGACAGTTTGCACAACAAGTTTTTGACCAAAACCAAGGAGAAACTCTTGGGGACTCCAATAACTATTTCTATATTGGTGTTGGTCATTCTCAAGTTTGGCAAACGGACGATAACACTGATGTGACTGTCAATCCAAGAAACACTGAAAGAGATCGTAAGTTATTCAGATATAATCTACAATCTGTAAAAGCGGTTGAAGCGTTTTCATTCGTTGTTCCACTAACAGATTGGACAATCAATACGACATACCCTGCGTTTAATGATAATGTTGTTGGTCAACCTACACCTTCATACTATGTAAGAACATCTGACAATAACGTATATGTTTGTATTCGTCAAGGTAAAAATGAGTTTGGTGCTGCACAAGTTTCACAATATGTTCCAGATCATACAGACACAACTTTGCCTATTGAAGATGATGGTTATGTGTGGAAGTATATGTACACTATCACCACGGCTGACGCTAACAGATTCCTAACATCTAACTTTATGCCAGTGAAGTTTGTTGACTCTGCTGCACCTACTGATCCTGAAGCACCACAACTAGCGGTGCAAAACGCTGCCGTTGCAGGCCAAGTCGTGGGTTACAGAGTTGATGCAGGTAACGCTGTGTATTCTGCTGCTCCTACATTGACCGTAAGGGGTGATGGTAGTGGTGCAAAAGCACATGCTATTCTTGATGCAACAAGTAAACTAGCTGCCGTGGAAATCGGTGATAGTGCTACAGTCGGAACAGGATCAGGTGCAGGTGGCAATGTATCTCTTACATCAGCGATGGGTTCAAACTATAATGAAGCATACGTAAGCGTTGATCCATCTAACTTAACGTCTGGTACTAATGCAAAGGTATACCCAATCTTTGCTCCAGGTGATGGTTTTGGTGCAGATGCTAGAACCGATTTGAGATCAACTTCGATCATGTTTAACATTAAACCTGAAGGTACTGTTGAAAATACTTGGGTTGTTGATAACGAGTATCGTCAAGTTGGTCTGTTGAAAAACCTTTTAGATTCTGCAAACGGAAATCTGTTTACGGACACACAAGGTTCAGCACTTAAAAAGATTGTTTTAACTGCCCCAATCACAGGTGGATTGAACTGGGCAGACGATGTTACGATATCAGGCGATAGTAACGCACAAGGTTGGATTGACTACTTCGATGACTCAGCGACTATTTGGTTCCACCAAAACGAAGAGACAGGTTTTGTTCCGTTTAGAAGTAGTGAAACAGTAACCATCTCAGGCAAGTCTGGATCATTCACTATAGATACTATACAAGACAGAGACTTTGACATTTACTCAGGCGAACTATTGTTCTTAAACAATCAGTCGAAAATCGCAAGAGACCCTGACCAAACTGAAGACATTAAAGTCGTCGTAAAACTTTAAGGATAGACAATGGCAACTAATCTAACTAGTACAACCTTTTTAAGTGAATATAATGACGACTATCGTGATAGCGATCATTACCATCGTATTCTATTTAACAATGGTCGTGCACTTCAGGCACGTGAACTTACACAATCTCAGACAATCATTCAATCTGAGTTGGGTAGACTTGCCAAGTTTATTGTTAACGAAGGTGCCATCTTTAATAATAGTGGTAACTTAGCGTCTGGTCCAGGTGCATTCTCATACACATATATTAAGGTTACGGAACTACCAAGCGGATACGCTGCACTCAAAGGCACTGAGATTAATGATGGTGATTTGTATGCAACGGTAAAACATGTCGTTGCTGCCGAAGGTAGTGATGACGCAACACTCTTTGTAAAAATGACCAAAGGTAAAACTGGTGGTTCTGATGTTAATTCTGACACAAAAGCAACTAAGAAGTTTCAACCAGGCGCAACAATATCTACAACACTCGGCAATGTAACCGTTGTATCAGATAATGACGCTGTTGGTAATGCTTCTATTGCTGAAGCACCTCAGTTTAATACTCTTGTTGGCGATCACCTAGTAATGGTTGAAGCCCAACTATTAGTTCTTTCCAAATATACTTCATTATATAGTGGTGTCATTGGATTTAAAGTAACAGAAGACATTGTAACAACATCTGATAACATTGCTTTATATGATAACTCAGGTACAACACCTAACCTAACATCACCAGGCGCAGATCGACTTCGCATTGTTCTAACTTTAGCCAAGAAAGAGGATATTGGTGCAAGCGAAACTTTCTATGAAGTTTATAGAGTTCGTGATGGACGTGTTTCTCTAATCAAAACCACTGATAAAATCTTGTCAAAGATTGGTAATATTATTGACGCAAGAACTTATTCACAGACAGGCGATTTTATCGAACAAAGAGCAAACGGTATGTTTGATCTTACCGTCACCAAAGACAGTGATGATGATTTTCTTTTATTTAAAGTCTCAGGTGGAACAGCATTCGTAAACGGTTCACGTATTGAAAGAGACTATAATCTCCCAATCAGAGTTCAAAAACCAAGAAGTGTTGCTAACGATACTGTAACAAAGACGAATGAGAAAACAGGTGCTAATATTGGGAACTATTTTGTTGCTGATAGTGCATATGGATTAGTTGGTTATATTGAAGATTTCACCGAAGTAAATCTATATCCTTCAAGTAACATAGGCGGTTCATCATTTGGCACTGCACGTGTACGTGGATTAGATTATACCCAAGGGGACTATAGAATTCATGTATTTGATGTTGATATCACTGATGCCACAAAAGGTTTTGGGGATGTACGAAGTGTTGGTGTTGATTCTGATAACTACGCAAACTTAAAAGCTATTCAGAACAGATATGATCTTTATAACAGGACAGAGAATAGCGCAATATTCAAACTACAGTCCGATAGAACTCAAGAGATCAGTGATGTAGAAGCGACTCTTGGTATTGTATACACTACAAACAAAACAGGTGGTACTGTAACTATTAATACTGGTAATACAGACACATTCACTGAAACCGATGATTGGATTTATCAAGTAGATAGTAGTGGATCATTACACACAGACCTTTCAGTAAGTTTGGCTGTCAATAATACTCAAGCGGTGATTTCGGGTGTTCCGAATGGCAATGGTCACGTCATTGCATATCAGTCAAGAACTCTTACTCGTAAAAACAAAACGCTAAAACCAAGTATTAGCACCTGGGAATCTGAGCAAGTATCTTTGAGTAGTAATAAGTTTACTCTATCAAAAGCAGATATCTTTAGATTTAACAAAGTCACCGACGATGCGACAGGCGAAGACATTACATATAAGTTTATTTTTGATAATGGTCAGAGAGATAACTACTATGGGCCAGGTAAAGGTAAACTAAAAGCAGGTACTTCTGCACCAACAAGTACCGTTACGGTTGAATATAGATATTTTGAACATGATACACCATCAGGTACAGGATACTTTGGTGGGGCAGCATCTTATGGTGATGTTAACTTTAGCGACATTCCACGATACACAGATGCACGTAATGTAACTCATCATCTATCAAGTGTTATTGATATGAGATCGCTACAAAATCCTGCTAACGAAACTTTCTCAGGTGGGATCGCACGTATCGAAGCACTTCCTAAAAACCAATCTACGATTACGGCAGGTACCGTAAAATATTGGTTGCCTAGATTAGACACACTAAGACTTAATTCTAGTGGTGTTTTGAAGTATCACACAGGACCTTCTTCTTTAGACGCTGCATATCCCAAGGGTATTGATACTAGGGATATGCCTTTGTACAACATTCGTATGAATCCTTACGTATTCAATGAAAATGATTTAGGTGTTTCTAGATTTGACAATAGAGGCTTTAAGATGGTAGACCTTAGACGACTTGAAGGTCGTTTATCTAATGTCGAAAGAGCCACAACATTATCATTATTAGAAGCTGATCTAAACACAATGGAAGTTTTCGATCCTGATGATGCCACATTTATTAGGCAAACAGAAGGTCTAACAGGTGATGCGTTTGAAAACATTTTGCAAACTGCATGGTACGACGAAGATTATAGGGCTGGTATAGATAATCAAGTTGGTATCCTAAGACCATTATTCTTTGAAAACTCAATTGGTGTGACATACGATTCCGATCTTTCTAATGACACTTGTGTAATCAAAGGTAATACTATTTGGCCTAAATACACTGAAGTTGTTTCAGACTTCGGACAAACATTTGCTACAGGAATAATCTCAGTTAATCAGTTTGAGATACCCCAAAGTATTGGTACAGCAACATTAACACCTGACGCCGATTATTGGACAAACAAAAGAATCGTTGACAAATCTTATGTGTCTACGTCCAATGCCTCCCTAGTCCCTGAAGGAACAACAGAGATTAGTTCGCTGGCAACAGAAACTGTGTCATTGGGTCAATGGTATAAGAAATAATAGGATATTAAAATGCCATATAAAACGGTAACAGGAACACGAGAAGTAACAAAGTATAGAGATATAATCAAACAAGATCGTTTAGGTTATACCGAGATTACTGTTCATAGACCTAAAATTATATTCTTTGAGTTTGAGGGTATGAGACCTAATATTCCACACTGGATATTTTTTGGGAACACCGAAATCACAAAATATTGCAACACTTCATATACTTTATCCGACTACACAACAGCGGGTCGAAATTCTAACATAAAAGAGCCTGGTGATAAATTTGTGAATGCTTCAGCGTTTCCTACAGAACTGGGTGGTGCTTCAAATGGCGGTGGTGCGAATCCTCTAACATCAAACTCTGATGGGTCTTTACGTGGTTTCTTTTATTTACAATCAAATACTACAACTAATTTTCCTATAGCAGTGGATGGTACTAGCTTTAGCGCACTAGATATTTCTACAATGAACAGACAAAATGCTTTGTCATACGCTTCAACACAATTTCATGGAATGGGGCAATATGAAAACTGGTATGAATATACTGTAGAAGAAAGTAAGGTATTTAGTGAAACATATGAATATCAACAATATTATGATGCACCTGCTTCCACTAGTTCGAATGACGACAACGGTCCAACTGTAACACATGTCAAAAATACAAGTGGCGGGACTGATATTAAGTTCGACTATGGATATGAAACTATCAAGCATACTTATAGTGATGATGGCGGTTTCTCTGTCAGTGATACATCAGGTGGTTCGTGGAAAAAAGTAGGTGGTGATGGTGGTTATTGGACTAGAACGTTTAATTAGGATAGAATAAATGACAGGAATACTACAATTAACTGAACAGCAAAGTCCTACAGCGCAAACCTTCGTGGTTGATGAAGCTAGTGTTCTTACTGGTATTGGAATATTTTTCCACTCAGCTCATGACACACTACCCATTACTTTAGAACTTAGACCAACAGCTGAAGGTGGTACACCATCTTCTAAAAGATTCGTTCCTGGGACAAGAGTGGTTGCTACTGCTAGTGCTGTCTCTGCAAAGGCAGGTACTTCTTTTAGCACAGCAAGAGAATATAAGTTTGAGTTTCCATCTCCCATATATGTTCCTGGAAACACACTTCTTGCTATTGTTCTTTATAGTTCTGCACCATCTGACGCATATAAAGTTTTCTTTGCTGAAAATGGAGAGTATAACTTTGGAACAACAACTGCAAGATACAACACAGGCGTAAATGTTTCACGTGGTGCTCTATATGCATCTTCTAATGGTACGACATGGGAAGGTGATAACAACAAAGACTTAACATTTAAAGTATATAAAGCACAGTTCGACACAACATTAACGTCTACAGCCAAACTCGAAGCCAACATTCCACCTGTCAAAAAACTAAGTGAAAACTTAACTCAAAGCGTTTTGGGGGATTATGTATATGATCCGCTAATCTTTAAAGCAGACTCTTCTTTGGTTAGCGTTTTACATCCATCACATGGATTTAGAGTTGGTGATATTGTAAAAATATCATCAGACTCAGCAGGTCTTGATTCTAGTGATACTGTGAATGGTGTTTTGGGTTCAAGTATTCTTGGTGCGCAAACTATTACAAAAACAGATGCTTTTGGATACTCTTTTGATTTAAGAACAGATTCAAACGCAGACTCATCTATTAGAGCAGGTGGCACAGGTCTTTATGCCACAGAACAATATATTGTTGATGAATATGCATTACAGCTTCCATTTGATGCGCCAACAGGAACAGATATTAACGTGTCAGGTAATTTCACAACAATAGGAAACTTCCATGAAGCTGACACTAGGTATGATGCTTTAACTAACGTAAGTCTAAGTATTGACTATCCTCAAGTAATGAGAAATCCCGTTGTTATAGCATCCGAAGCGCAAGAGGTCAGCAAACTTAGCGGAAATGCATCAACTCTTTTAACAGTTAATATGACTACATCGAATGTAAATGTTGCACCATACTTTAACGTAAACAACACATCACTTGATATCATTTCAAACTTTATTGACTATCAACAATCAAATGATAGTGATATCGCTAACAGAAACTTTGTAACTACAGTTGACTATACCGCTGAAACTAATCCTGATGGTGGTACAACCGCAAGTAAGCATATCACAATTCCATATCGCTTGATGAACTCTGCAACATCTATTGTGACTCTTGTAGATGCTATCAGACCTATTGGTGCTGACTTTGATATTTGGTATCGCACGAGTTCTAGTTCTATTGGAGAAAAGCTAGAAGAACAATCTTGGGTTGCGTTCTCAAAAGATATTAAGGTAACAAAATCCAATAGCTATATTGATGTTCCGCAAAGTGATGACATATACACATTTGTTGAATACGAGTTTAATGTTTTCGATTTACCCGCATTTGATGAATATCAAATTAAGATTACAATGAACGCAGAAAACTCTACACGTCCACCAATGTTTAGAAATCTGAGAACAATCGCAACATCATAATGTCTGATTATATTCCAGTGAAAGACCATCCAGATTTAGCCAGAGATTTACGTACTGGTATGATTGTTAATATAAATAAGAGTAAGACTCGACAAAGACAGTTAGAACTAGAGCAACGTCAAAAGGAAAAAGACGAACTTGAAAACCTAAAATCTGATGTTGGGGAAATAAAAATGATGCTGCAAAAACTATTAGAGAACGGTACAAATGGCTAACTCAAAAATACCTAACGTAGATGTAACAGATACCTTTAATACGCAACGAGTAAGGTTCAATAAACTACTTGACTCTGTCGGTGATGTCTCTACACTTACAACAACATCTACTGATGTCACAAGTGCTTTGAATGAGCATGACTCAGAACTTGGTACTATTACAGCAGTAGCGATGGGTACGACTGCTAA